ATGTGTGGTATTGCGGGATTCACATACACGAACCGAGCTTCGGCCGGAGAGATGGGGCGGAGGATTACGGAGGCGTTGCGCCATCGCGGTCCGGATCAGCAAGGGGTTTATGGGGGTAGTGAAGCAACCCTTTGCGCGGTGCGGCTGAAGATCATCGACCTCGGCGGCGGCGATCAGCCGATTGCGAGCGACGACGGCGATACGGTGATCGCCTTTAACGGCGAGATCTACAACCACCTGGAGATACGGAGAGAACTGGAAGCGCGGGGGCACCGGTTTCGTTCGCACTGCGACACGGAGACGGTATTGCGAGCGTTTCTGGAGTGGGACACGGCGTGCTTCGTTCGCATGCGTGGCATGTTTGCGGTGGCTTTGTGGAGGGAGCCGGAGCGGCGACTGGTGCTGGCGCGGGACCGGATGGGCATCAAGCCGCTGTATTATTGCCAGCGCGGCGAGGAATTGTATTTCGGAAGCGAGTTGAAAGCGATTCTGGAGCATCCGCAGATTCCGCGGGAGCTGGACCTGGAGGGCTTGGATGCTTATCTGGGGGTGAACTATGTTCCCGGCGCGCGGACGCTGATTGCGGGAATCCGCAAGGTGCCGCCGGGGAACCTGCTGGAATGGCGACGGGGCAAGGTAGAGCTTCGGGCGTGGTGGAATCTGCCGGAGCTTAAACCGCGGCGGATTGGGATCGACCAGGCCAAAGAAGAACTGGATGGACTGCTGAGGGATGCGGTACGGGAGCACATGGTGGCGGACGTGCCGCTGGGAGTATGGGCGTCCGGCGGGGTGGACTCATCGGCGGTACTGCATTATGCGGCGGCGGCCAGCAGCGGGCAACTGAAGACGTTCTCGGTCTCGTTTGCGGGGCGAAGCTTTGACGAGAGCCGTTATTTTCGAGAAGTTGCCAGGATTTACCGCACGGAGCATCACGAATTCGACTTGAATCCGGAGGCGGAACTGAGGGATGCCATTGAAGCTTTCGCGTATTACTCGGACGAGCCGAGCGCGGACGCGGGGGCATTGCCGGTCTGGTACCTTTCGCGCATGAGCCGGCGCTACGTAACGGTGGCGTTGAGCGGGGAGGGCGCCGACGAGCTGTTTGCGGGATATACGACGTACCTGGCCGACCGGCTGGCGGGATGGGTCCGGCTGACGACTCCCGAGGCGGGCAGGCGGCTGGTACGGCGGTTATTAGAGCGGTACATGCCGGTGACGGACGAGAAGATAGGGCTGGACTACAAAGCCAAAAGATTCCTGGAGGGAAGCCTGCTCGACCCGGACGAAGCACATTTTTACTGGAACGGCACGTTTTCAGGGGAAGAGCGAAGGGGTATTTGCGCGGGGGTGGATGGAGGAGGGCTGCGACGGCTGGTGGAGGCAACGCACTTACCGGCGACCGACCTGCTATCCAGATACCTGACGCTCGACCAGCATTACTATCTGGCGGACGATATCCTATATAAGACAGACCGGATGAGCATGGCGCATTCGCTCGAAGTGCGGCCGCCCTTTCTGGATCATCGGGTCGTGGAATACGCGGCTTCGCTGCCTTCCAAGCTGAAGATCCGCGGTTTTCGGCAAAAGTATGTTCTGCGCGAACTGCTGCGCGGAAAGCTGCCGGACGGCATTCTGAACCGCAAGAAGACGGGATTCGACATTCCGACGCACGAGTGGTTTCGGGGTCCGCTGCGCGAGTTGCTGCAGGATACGCTGAGCGGGGACGTACTAAAGTCGGCGCCGCTGTTTCATGAGGCAGCGATTCGGACGACGATACGCGACCACATGGAGAGACGCATCAACGCCGGTTACCATCTGTGGGGGCTGTTGACGCTCTTTCTGTGGATGAAGCGATGGAAGGTCACGGTTCCCTGCGCGGCGGATGCGGATCGAGGGCCGGCGGCCCTGGCAGCGCAGTAGACACCCGCGGGTGCGACCGGCGGAAAACGCCGGTCACAGATTTCTTAGAACTTTTCTAAGTTTTCTTTTCAATAATTTAGGGCGGAGCCGGCAAGGATGCCGACCGAGCCGATGATAGTGTCAAATCAGGAAGAAGAAGGCTGTGGGCCTCGCCGAAATGGCGAGGCTTTTTTTGTTGGGTGACACACGATGAAGGATACAGTCAAGAGCGATACAGCCGCGACAACAGGCTGCGAGGAAGAGTCGCAGTCACAAGAAACGCCGACCGAGCGCACGCTGTCGGAATTCCTCACCACCCTCCGCGAAAACATTGAGGACAGGCTTAAGAAAGAAGAGGTGAAGCCGTCGATTGGCGACTATTTGAAGGTGTTGCAGCTCGAAAAGGAGCTAGACGGGCCGGAGGAGATAGAAGTCAGGTGGGTCGAACCAAAAAAATCTGTCACAGAGAAATAGGCTACGAGCCGCTGCCGGCGCAAAAGGCGTTTCACGATTCGGGAGCGCGGTTCAAAGGCTTCTCCGGGCCGATCGGGAGCGGAAAAAGCCAAGCGCTCTGCCAGGAGGCGATCCGCCTCACTTACTTGAATCAAGGGCGGATGGGCCTGATTGGATCTCCCACTTATCCCATGTTACGGGATTCGACCCAGGCAGCGCTGCTCGAGATTCTTGACGCCAACCACATTCCATACGAGATAAACAAGGCTGAAAACACGTTTCTGTTCAGCGACACGCGGTCGCGGATCGTGTTTCGCGCGCTGGAGGATTTCGAGCGGCTCCGCGGGACGAACTTAGCCTGGTTCGGAGTAGACGAGCTGACGTACACGCAGGAAGAAGCGTGGCTGCGGCTGGAGGGACGTCTACGGGATCCAAGGGCGAAACGGTTATGCGGCTTTGGAGTGTGGACACCCAAAGGTTACGACTGGGTGTATCGGAAATTCGTACACAATCCGGCCGCAGGGTACGAGTGCATCCAGGCGCCGCCGAAAGAAAATCGGCACGTGCTGGAGCGCGTGCCGGACTTCTACGACCGCTTGGAACTTAGCTACGACGACCGCTTCTTCCGGCAGGAGGTACTGGGCGAGTACGTGAACATGGCCGGAAGCCGGGTTTACACCTCGTTCTCGCAAGACAGCCACGTCACCAAACTCAGCGTGAATTCGTGGCAGCGTTTGCACTGGGCGCTGGACTTCAACGTGGACCCGATGAGTTCGGTGGTCGCGCAAGTTGTCGAAGGTAAACTCCGGGTGCTGGATGAGATTGTCCTCCGCAGGGCGACCACACAGGAGGCGTGCGCGGAGTTCCTGAAACGGTATCCGCGCCACGACATCGGCGTGGTGGTATGCGGCGACGCATCTGGGAGCCACCAGCAAACGACGGGGTCGGCAGATTACGACATCGTCAAAGAGTACTTCGCGACCTACTCCAACCTAAAGGTGGAGTATCAGGTACCAAAATGCAATCCGCCGGTCAGGGAGAGGGTAAATCTGGTCAACGCGAAGCTACGATCCGCTTCGGGCGTGATCGGAATGTTGATCGACCAAAAGTGCAAAGAGCTCATACAGGACTTTGAACAAGTGACTTACAAAACGGATGGTTACCAAATCGACAAAGACCGCGACCGAATGCGGACGCATGTCTCGGACGCAGTGGGTTATCTGGCATGGCAGGAATTGAGGCCGTTGCCGCCGATTGGCGAGCAATCAGAGCGAATGCTATGACAATCGACACGATCGACCGGGAACACCCGGAGTATACGGCCAACAAAGGCATGTGGCGGCGCTACCGGGACCTTTACGTTGGCGGCGAGCAGTTGCGAAGGCGGGCGGCGGATTACCTGGTGCGGCGTCACAAGGAGCCGGGCGATATCTATCTAGAGCGACTGACGCGGGTGTTTTACCAAAACTACATCGGGTCGATTATTGATTGGTACGCAGCCACGCTGATGCACGCGGCGCCCACGATTCTGCTGGAGGGCGGCGACGGTGCTGCGCAAGGTTATTACGGCGTCCTGAGCAACGACTGCGACCTTAAGGGGACGTGCCTGACGGAGTTTCTGAGGCGACGGTTCGTGGATGCGCTGGTTTGCGGAAAGAGCTACATGGTGGTGGACTTCCCGCGAGCGACGGGGAAAGCGCAGACCCGAGCGGAGGAAGACGCGCTGGGGCAGTCACGGGCTTATCTGACCGACTACAGCGCGGAGGAAGTCATCAACTGGTCGTACGACAGCGATGGAGCGCTGGAATGGGTAACGATACGGACGAGTTGTTTGAGACAGGTACCGGGAACGGCGGCAACATGGGCGGAAGAGACACGGTGGATCCACTACGACTGCGAACGGTACGCAGTGTTCAGCCGGGCGAGAGAGGCGGGCCCAATCGAGATCGCTGATGAAGGGCTGCACGGACTCTCGACGTTGCGAAGAGTGCCGGTCTTCCAGATGCGGGTCAGCGAAGGGCTTTGGTTGATGAACAAGGCGGCTTTGCTTCAACTGGAGCACTTCAATAAATCAAACGCGCTCTCCTGGGCGCTGACGATGGGACTGTTTGCGATGCCGGTGGTCTACTCGGACCGGCCGTGGGCGCAAATGGTGGGCGAATCCTATTACATCCAGCTTGGGCAGGGCGACCGGTTCGGCTGGACGGAACCGGAGGGGAAGGTCTACCAGATTGCGGCGGATAACCTAGTCCAGTTGAAAGACGAAGTCTACCGGGTTTGTTACCTCATGAGCCAGGCCACGAGTGGAAACACTCAACAATCGGGATTGAGCAAGCAACTGGACTTTGCCACCACGGACGAAGTTCTAGGGGCTTACGGGGCCATGGTTCGGCAGAGCATGAAGCAGGTGCTTGGGGCGATAGCGGCGGCGCGGCAGGACGGAGTGCTGCCGGACGTAGCGGGAATGGATGAGTTCGATATCGACGATTTCGGGACGTCGCTCGAGAACGGGGCGAAGTTGCTCGCGTTAGGGGTGCCATCGAACACGCTGCGCCAGCAGGTGTTCAAGCGCCTCGCATTCCAGTACCTGGCCGACGCGCGGCAGGAAGTGCGCAACCGGGTAGCGCGGGAGATCGACAGCGGGGCGAAAACAGGGAGCTGACCAGGAGTTGCGGAGAGTTCATGGAAGAGACCGACGTTCAGGCGATCGTCAGGCAGGCGATCGACGAATTTACCAAGACGGAACAGGCTAAGAGCGAACCGGCTTATAAAGCGGAATTGCAAGAGGAGCGGAAGCGCCGCGAACAATTGGAAAGGAGGGTAAACGAGCTAGTAGAAGAAAACCGGCGAAGCCAAAAGGTTGCCGAAGAAGCGGAACGCGGTTCAGCGGTACGGAGCGAGTTACAGCGACTGGGCGTAACCAAGGTCGACCTGGCGTTCAAGGCGATTCAAGACGGCATCGTTCGGACCGGCGACGGGCGATTTGTGGGACGAACGGAAGCCGGGGACGTTCCAGTGCGTGAGTATCTGGCGGCATTTGTGAACGACAACCCGGAGTTTCTACCCGCGCGCATTGCCGGGGGCACGGGAATGACGGCGACACAGAAAGCGGCAGTCCCCTCGGCGGGAGAAATCCGCCTGGACCGAATCCGGCCGGGGATGCGACCGGAAGAGATGCAGCGCGTGCGAGAAGAGATCGTACGCGTGGCTACTCAGACATTGAAAGGGGCCTAACAGTCAGTGGAGCCGGACAAGACGGTTCTATCGACGAAGGCAAACGGGAACACGAGAACCAGCCGAACACTGAAGCCAGGGGGCAGCGGAGGGGTTCGGTTTCCGAGACCAACAACTCACACAACTTAAGGATACAGAATGGGATCTATTACTTCGACGAACGTCGCAAATGCGATTGTAAAACTGGTGGCGGCAGACGCTTTGCCGGTACTGGTGGGGAACCTGGTGATGGGTAACCTGGTGAACCGGGACTATGAGCCGGTGCTGGCAAACGCCGGCGACACGGTGAACATCCCGATTCCGCCCACGATGGTAGCGAATAACATCGCGGCCGGCGGGACGGTAACTCCGCAGAACCCGAGCTTGGGGAATGCGCAAATCGTGCTGAATACGCACGTAGAGGCGACCTTTCAAATTCCGGACGTGACCAAGGTACTGGCAGTGCCAGACCTGCTGAGGATCTATATGCAGCCGGCGGTGGCAGCGATCGCGCAGAGCATCGAGACGAATCTGCTGGGTCTGTACGCTGGTTTCACGACGAATGCCGCGGTGGGAACGCCGGGTACTGCATTAACGGAAGCGACGGTGGACGCAGCGGAGACGGCCTTGTTTTTGGCCAAGATGCCGCCGTCGGCGCAAAAATTCATCGTGGTGGATGCCAACGCGTATTCGGCATGGCGGCAGATTCCGCTGTTCGAGGAATTTCAGACAGCCGGAGCGGCGGGCCTGACGGCCTTGGTGGACGGCACGATCGGCAAGTACAAGGACTTCTTTGTGTTCCGGTCGCAGTTCGTGCAGAAGACCGGCAGCAGTCCGCTGACGACGCACAACCTGGCGTTTACGCGGGACGCAATCGGCCTCGTGATTCGGCGTTTGCCGCAACCTTTGCCCGGAACGGGCGCGGTCGCAGAATACGCCGAGCTCGGAAACTTCGGCATGCGGGTGGTGATGAGCTACCAGCCGAACACGCTGGCTCAGCAGTTCACGGTGGACGTACTGTACGGGTGCGGTGTGCTGCGGAACGCCGCGGGCGTGCAGGTCAACACTTAAGAGTTTGCGGCCAAAGCCATAGCATTGCAAGCAGAAGCGAGGGCGGGCTAAGATGCCCGCCCTTGCTACTTCGTGAAGGAGATAAATGGATCTAAGAGTCTATTACCAAAAGATTCGCGACACGCAAGCGAAGATTACCGATCCCTGCCCGGTGATTGTGAGCCGCGAAACGCCGGACGGGGGGAAGGAAGGAACGCTCACAGAGGTTCCCGCCGGAATCGCGGCGAAGATGATCGTAGACGGCGCGGCGCGCCTGGCGACAGCCGAGGAAGCACGAGCTTACCGGCAAGCCCAAGCGGAGGCCAAGCGCATTGCAGACGAGGCGGAGGGCGCCCGCAAGATACAGGTCACGGTGGTGAGCGCGTCGGAGCTAGACAGGCTCCGCGGCGGGCAAAAATCCAACAAGGGGTAGGCGAGCATGGCGCTATTCGTAGACGGACCACCCGCCGGACTCGACGAACTGTCGGCGCAGGATTCTCAACTGCTGTCCGTGGCAAACCTGGAAGGCATTGATGTGTCCCAGAAGGCACGTATCGCCCAGGAAGAACTCGAAATCGAGCTGGACGTTCTTCTGCGAGGGTTCAGTTACTCAAGGAAGTTCCTGTGGTCAGAGGAGACACCTTGTTTAAGACACGTTGTGGTAACTCAACCGTTGCGCCTGTGGCACGTCTACCGGTCGATTGAACTGGTGTACATGGACGCGTACTACAGCCAATTGAACGACCGGTACGCAGAGAAGCAGGCACAGTTTCATCAACTTGCATGGTGGGCGAGCGATAAGCTGATTCACGCAGGGCTAGGATTAGTGGCGCTGCCTCTCAGAAGGGGCGAACCGCCAACCGTTACGAGCACGGCGGGAAGCCTCGAAAGCGGTACTTACTACATCTCGACAGGGTGGGTGAACCGGTCGGGGGAGGAAAGCGCCGGGACGGCGCCGACTACATACACAGTGACGAGCGCGAGCCTGATGGTGCAGCCGTCTTGTCCGCCGGAATTTGCTACGGGCTGGCACGTATACGTTGGAACTTCACCGGACAGCTTGATCCGGCAGGACGGGACGCCGATCGATCTAAACGCGCCATGGATGCAACCGGACGTGCTCCTTACCGCAGGGGCAAGGCCGAGCCGAGGTCAGGAGCCGAACTACATCCAGGCGACGCCGCGCGTGTTGGAGAGAGGCTAATGACAGGAAGTGTAGCGGGCGCCACTACAGGTAAGGTGATGCAACTCATTACGTCGGACACAGGGGTCAATGCCACCTTAGGATCCGCGAGTATGCCGGGGCCGTTGCCCGTGGAACTCATCAGCAGGCAGCAGGTGAGTGCCCAGAACGTGTCGGTAGAGATCAGCGACCGGAGCCAGGCCCTGCAATATCCTCTGCTGCAGGTCTACTGCGAAAAGGTGAGCAATCTGCTGGAAGAAAAGTTTCGGACGTTTTCGGGAAACGCGCAGATGGCGGTAGAGATTCGGCATTCTCAGGACCGAATCGATGGATTGGAGCGAGCCCTGGGTTGCTACGCGGACGCGATGATGCAAGTGCTGGATTTCAGCCGCGGAGACTGGGGGGACGGAATGTATTATGCGGGTGGGTATCAAGTGGTGTTCAGCGCGGTAAAACACGGGGGCAGGAATTTCGTGCAGTCGGCAAAAATCATTTTCCAGATCGGAGTAAGCATCAACTAGCATGTCATACATTTCTTCCAATGCGAACCGTTTCTACACGGCGCTGGAGAGCGCCTATGGCAGCTTAGCCACGGTTTCGGCCAGCAACCGGATTCCGGCCGGGAAATTGACGGTGACCCAGAAACTGGCAATCACCGAGCGCAAAGACAAGACGGGGAGCCGCACTTTCACGGGTTTACCTGCCGGGGGACAAAAACAGACGAGCTTCGCATTGAAGACCTATTTGACGAACTGGGTCAGTGCGAACGGAACCCCGTCCTACGGGCCGCTGTTTCAGGCGGCGTTGGGAGGTTCTCCGGTATCGGCGACCCCTGGTGTGGTAAGTTCCGTAGCGGGCTCGACGCTGGTATTTGCGGCGCCACACGGTTTGAGTGCCAACCAAGCAGTGGCTACGGCGATGGAAATACGGTTTGTAACCGCGGTGACCAACTTGAACACGGTACAGATCAGCGCCCCATTTACCAGTGGGCCGCAGCCGGGGGCCGCTCTGGCGACGGCCATTACCTACCAGCCGGCGACGGAATTGCCGAGCGTGACGCTGTACGACTATTGGAGTCCGGCTACCGCGACGCAGCGATTTCTTGCAGGGGCTGCGGTGGACCAGATGACGATTGACGTCAATGGCGACTTCCACGAATTCAACTTCAAAGGAATCGCGCAGGACGCGCAGGACAGCGCGAGTTTCGAGGCGGGCAACTATGAGCTGCAGAGTTATCCAGTAGAACCTGCAATCGCAGCCTTCGACTATTCGATCGTGCCGGGAAACCTCGGGCAAGCCTGGCTGGGCCCGGCGCCGAGCCAGTTTTTCACGGTCACGGCCGCGTCTATTGGTCTGAGTAACGATCTGGATGCGCGCATGAACGAGTTCGGGTCGAGCGTGCCGCAGGCGATTGCGCCGGGCCTACGAAAAGTGGCAGCGACGCTTTCGCTGTACAGCCAGGACGACATTGCGACCCGGGCGCTGTATACGGCGGCACGACAGCAATCGCCGGTCAGCGTCATGTTTCAGTTGGGCGACAGTCAGGGACAGATGATGGGGGTGTACATGAGCAGCGTGGTACCGGTGGTGCCGCAATTTGACGACTCAAAACGCCGTCTGCAGTGGAGCTTTCAGCCGTCGCGGGCACAGGGAACGGTGGACAACGAAATTGTGGTGGCGTTTGCGTAGCCATGACATACGAGAGCGAAAAAGTAGTAGAGTCGAAAGTCGCCGCAGGAGTGAGGTTTCGAGTGGCGCGAATGTCGTTCGGCCGGCGCATGGAACTCATGCGGGAGGTGCGGGATCTGGCGCGGCGCAAAGAGTTTCTGGAGAGCGGGCCGAACGCGGACGAACAGATGGACGCGGCGCTTCTGCAGGGAGAGATCGACAGGCTGTTCGTGAAGTGGGGTCTACGGGCGGTGGAGGGGCTGTGCCTGGACGGAGAAGCGGCGACACCAGAGTTACTGGCGGAGACAGGCCCTGAAAGGCTGTTTCGGGAGGCGCTCGAAGCAGTAAGAGCAGAAGTGGGACTGACTCCAGACGAACGAAAAAACTGATTGCCGCCTTCCAGTTTTACCTGTCGAACCAGGCCGGGTGGAGGTGCGGGGTGTGCAGAAAAGCCGGTCTGGAACAGAAGCGGCGATGCGGCTGGCTTCGATCAGGAGGATCGGAGGATGGTGAGGCCCCGAGTGGGCGCGAAGACCGGCCCGTCTGGGCGCGTGGGGATGTAGTTCTGCACGTTTGTCCAACGTGGTTTGTCACGGCGGAAAGTGCGGAACTGGTGCAGGAGTTTTTTGTGCGAAAGCGACTGAGCGGGTTCGAGCTATCCAGGTTGAGCGCCCGGCAGGTAGAAGCGTTCGCCATTCTGGACAACGCGTGGATAGCAGAGATAAACGATGGCCACCAAAACACAAGATGAGCTGCTAAATACGTTTTTGGCAGTGTCGGGAGACCAGTTTCGAAGCCTGGACGACACGATGCAAGCGCTGACCAGCTACACAGCGACGGGCGGAAGCGCCGCGGCAAGTTCAGGCGGTCAGAATGTGGAGGGCGGCCCAATCACCCAAACCTCGAGCGACGGGGCTGGAAGCACGGTGGAGTCCGTTGCGACAAGCGTGCTCGCGTCGGGCTTCGGGATTGTGCCGCTCATCGGCGGATTGCTGGGGCTGTTCGGCGGCGGGCCGCCGATCGCTTCGCCCCCTCTGCGATACCAGATGCCAGCACCGATCTCATTCACAAGCGCCGATACCGGAAGCGGTCTCACGGCGATGGACTACGACCAAACGGGGCTACCACGGCTATACGAGCCGGCCGGCGACACCCAGCCAGGTCTCGCGGGGGCGCAAGGCAGCGGAACTACGGTACAAAGCGGATCGAGCACGCAAGCATCGACCGCGTCCCCGCCGCAAGTCACCGTCAGCGTCCAAGCGATGGACGCCCAGTCGTTCATGGACTACAGTGGGCAAATTGCGAACGCCGTTCGTAGCGCCATGCTCAACATGAGCTCGCTGAACGACGTCGTCAACGACTTGTGATATGGCAACCTTTCCAACGCTAAAGAGCGGAGCCGTGGCGCAGTACCCAGCGCAGCGACGGCTACAGTTCCAGAACCAGGCGCTACGGTTTGTAGACGGAAGCGAACAGCGGTATCAGGACTCAGCGAGCGCGCTCCATCGATGGGTGATCCAACTCAGCCTGCTGGACGAAGGTGAGATGGCGGCAATCGAGAGTTTCTTTCTAGCCAATCAAGGGCGATTCTTGAGTTTCGCATTTACCGACCCGTGGGACGGCGCGGCGTATCCAACGTGCCAGCTCGGAAGCGACAGCGCCGCCCTGACATCGATCGACACGATGAAGGGCAAGACAACGCTCACGATTGTAGAAGTCCGGAGCTGAGGATGCTCATTTACCCACAACTTACAACCGGCGCACTGACGCAGTACCGGATCGTCAAGACGCGGCAGGAGCGGACCATTCAGAACACGCTGGCAGATGGGAGAGTGATCACCGTAGCCGATCCGGCAGGGGCGGCACTGCAATGGAAGCTGCAGTACACAGCGCTCAGCGACACAGAACGCCAGACGCTAGAGCAATTCTTTACCGCGGCAGCGGGAACACTGAACGGGTTTACGTTCCTGGACCCGTCAGCCAATCTGCTAGCCTGGAGCGAGGACCTGAGTAATGCCGTGTGGAGCGCAGCTCCGCAACTGGCACTGAGGGGCGGAATTCAGGATCCCAAAGGCGGCACCAACGCATGGGAACTGACGAATAACGGCGCCGGCAGCCAGAGCGTAACGCAGGCGCTCAACGTGCCGACGAGATATGCGTACACGTTCAGCGTCTATCTGTGCGCGAGCCAGCCGACAAGCGCAACGCTCCTGTTGGGCGGCGCTTCGGCATCCGTCGTTCTATCCGATGCCTGGAGCCGCTATCAGATCACCGGAACCGGCAACACAACGGCAACCTACATGGCCCTTGGCCTCGATGTGCCAGCCGGAGCGGTCGTGACTCTGTTCGGCCCGCAGGCGGAAGCACAGCAAAGCGCTTCCGTCTACCAGACAAGCACAGAGGGCGGGGTCTACGACAACGCACGGCTGCAAAACGATTTTTTGACAGTCACAACCACGGGTGTCAATCGACACTCGGCGACAGTGGACATTTTGTACTATGCAAACAATCTCTGAGCTGAAAGAACAGGCGGTCACCGAGACGCCGCTGGTACTGTTCGATTGCACGCTGGCGAACGGAACGCTGGAACACTGGAGCACTCACGGTGTGACAGTGAACGAAACCGCGTACGCAGCGCGAGTTCTTCGGCACAGCGGGTTTAGTATTCAGACAGCCTCCGACCAGGGTGTCGATGGCAGCCCTACGATCGCGGTATTGCTGGCCAACGCGGACTCACACTTTTCCGAACTGGAAATCGCCGTGGGATGGCGGGGGGCGACGCTGACAGTGAGTTTCGTTTTTTACGATCTCGTGAACAATGCTCCGCTTACGGACGCAGCCGTCGTCTTCCAAGGGATTTGCAATCCGCCCGATCAAATTCAGGAATCGACTTTCCGACTGTCAGCCACGAACCGAATGAGTCTACAGCGGCTGTGGCTGCCGGAAGTCCGCATTCAGACAAGGTGCCCCTGGACGTTTCCGTCCACGCCGGCGCAACAACTGGAGGCTGTCGCCGGTGGCACCGACGGGCAATACTCGCTTTTCTACCGGTGTGGCTACTCAGCAGGTCAAACCGGCGGCACGGGGAGTTTGAATAACGGAGCTCCGTTTACTTCCTGCGGCTACGTGATGACCGACTGCCAGGCGCGCGGCATGCAGTTACGGTTCGGCGGCCTGGACTACGTCCCGCCGGCAATCGAAGTGCGGCCGTACGGGAAGAACACGGAACTCTCGGCGCTCTCCGTGAATCAAGCGCGGTATAACGACTACGTCCCCATGGTGTACGGGACAGCCTGGTACTACCCCCTGGTCACTTTCGCCCGGAACGATGGAAATCTGACACGAATGGAAGTGCTGCTCGGCATCGGCCTGATGCAGGGTGTGGTCACGGTACTGGTGAATGGGATTCAGATACCGCTGGGCGTATCGGGCGCCAACATGACGGGTACGGGGTGGTATAACGTCATGACACTGGGAACCCGGGACGGGGCATTCGATCCGAACTTTACGGACGCGAACGGGCAGCCGGCCGGGGACCCGTACGGAAACATGGCTTGCCTCTCGGTGGTGGTGCCTAACAGCATCAGCAACGGCAACTCTCTCCCGACGGTGGAAGTCCTGATACAGGGGCTCCTAATACCGGTATACAACCCGGACGGAACATTTGAAAGTAACGCGTTCAGCGCCAATCCGGCGTGGATATTATTGGACGTTCTGAGGCGCAGTGGGTGGTCGGCCGACGAAATCGATCTAGTGAGCTTCGCAGTAGCGGCGGCTTATTGCGACGAGCCGATCAACACGGTCGATCTCAATGGCAACTTTATCACGATCCCGCGGTTTCAATGCAATTTCGTGCTCCAGGACCGCAGGAGCGCCGGGGACATGGTCAGAGGGATTCGCAACGCGGCGCGCCTCTATCTCACTTATGGGCCCGCGGGAATTCTCCAGTTGATGGTGGAGAATACCCTGGCCCTGCAGCAGCCGACGCAGTCGCCCACTTCCAACAGCACGACGCAGTTGAACGGCGGCTGGCCGGTTTACGAATTCGGCGACGGCAGCACCGGAGTCTCCGGCATCCTGAGAAACCAAACTGGAGAGCCAAGCGTCATGATCACGTCACGAAGCATTGCAGACACACCGAACTGCTACACCGTGGAATTTCAGGACGCGCTCAATGGCTACCAGCAGGACAGCTATACGGTAGTGGATCCGGACGACGTTGCGCTCACCGGTCAACAGACCACCGCCAATCTGCGGGCACTGGGCCTCCCCAATTATGACCAAGCTGCGAGGATGTTGCAGTTCAATCTCGACAAGACGCTTAGCGGAAATACTCACATCCAGTTCGATACCAGCATCAAGGCGTTTGGAATTCGGCCCGGCGATATCATCACCGTTACGTATCAAAAGGAAGGATTCAACCGGCAACCGTTCCGTGTGTACAAGATATCGCCGGCAACCAACTATCGGACAGCCACTATTCTGGCGCAGATCCATGATGATGCCTGGTACTTAGACACGAACGGGCAAAGTACCGCGGCACCAGGCACTACGAATCCGCCCGAAGCAGGGATTGGTTTGCCCAGGCCGCTAATGGGCGCGGTACTGGATGCTTATGGCAACGTCGAGTTTGGAGTGACAGAAACGAACACGGTCGCGAGCGACGGCAGCACTCAAGTGTACGTGCAGTTGACGTTTGATCCACCTTCGGCGAATTCGGCGAGCGGGCCGGGAACGCCGCTGGTGAATTACGCGACAACGCTTGGCACGAGCGGCACATTGAAGAGCGGGGAAGTCCTGTACTATGCCGTATCCGGCGTCGATGGCTCCGGCAATGAGGGGAGCCTCTCGTTCGTGGTTACTGCGGTCATTCTACAGGACAACAGCAGCGTAACTCTTTCGGGCTTAAGCTTTACGGCGGGAACGCCATCCTTCAACGTGTATCGCGGCGCTACGCCGGCCAACCTTCTCCGCATCGCAACGACGGTGCCGGTGGCGACGAGCTTTACCGATAGTGGGCTAAGCCCTCAACTGGTGCCCCCGCCGGACCCAAACTTCGATCACGCAAACTTCTACTGGCGGATGGAAGTCCAGCCCGAAAGCGCGGCGACGATATACACGAACAACACGATTGGCAATAACACTCTCGATATGACGGTGAATCAGTATCTCGGGCTGACGGTACGGATCACCAGGGGCACAGGAGCAGGGCAGGAACAAAGCATTGCCGCCAACGATACAACCACCATCACGACCACAGCGCCTTGGATCGTAACGCCGAACGCCAGCAGTTATTTCGTTGTGGCGGAAAGCGGATGGAGTTTTGGCGCCCTCACCCAAAGCAGTCCCGTTTCCTTTCAGATTTCCAATCTGGGGGGAGAAACCGTTCACTTGACGGGCCGCGCCGCGAACGTGTTGAACCAGGAACAGGACCCGACACTGGCGATCGTGACTCGGTGGCAGATTGGCGGTTCAGCCGGCGGAGATTCAGCGGCGCCTTTGGCGCCGTCATTTGCGCTGAATGCCGCGTCCGGTGGCGCAGCAGTGCTCAGCGGTATTGGATTCACGAGTCTAAGAAACACAGACTCCATCTCCTCGGCAACGTTGACGTTGCACTATTGGAACGAACTCAGTTCCGCTCCCAGCACGACGCTTGGCAACGCCATGGCCGCCACCGACACAGCCCTGACCCTAACTGCCGCGGGCGGCGCGGCGCCGGAAAGCATCCTGCAAATCGATGGAGAACTCCTGACGGTTACGGCTGTGGCGAACAACGGAACGCAGTACGGCGTGACCCGCGGGTCGGATGGAAGCCCCGCGGCGGCGCACAACGCCCAGGCCGTCGTCTACCAACTGAGCAGCATGACGGTGGTTGTGCCGTTCCCCGAAGGATTTTTTGGGAGTCCCTATTGCGGAAGCTGGAGCTACCCGATCCTTTTGCCGGATGTAAGAATCGGCGGCGCCGAGCTGTGGGTCACGAATAGGATTGGCAATAGCCCGACCGCGAGCGCCTGCTTCACGAACGCGGTTGATAAGGGATTGCGCACCTTGAGCGGAGGTCAATACTCCATACAGGTGGATAGCTTTCTGGCTGTCGATCAGTTCGCCGCGCCGGCTCTGGTGGTTGATGCATCGCACTCCGTACGGGACGTGTTTGCGATTCTCGGTACGGCTGCGGACGCCACGGTCAACTTGCAGCTCGATCTCAACGGCGCTTGCTGGTGCCAGCTCAGCTTCAGCGCGGGAGCGATTGTCTCGACCACGGTGGACGGGTTTGGCCTTCCGGTGCTGACGGCGGGCGCGCAGCTTACCCTTTCGGTATTGTCGGTCGGGCAGACCTATCCGGGCGCGGATCTGACCGTGATCGTTCGACTCTAATGAGCCAAACACTCTCCAAACTGACGCCGAACCACGATCTTCAGTGCTACTTTCAAGAACCTACGGCGATCGCAGCTCTAAGCCAGACCAGCGCCACGGGATTCACTGTATCTGGATGCTGGCGACAGCAGTTCGACTGGGCGGTGCTGGAGTGGAACCGAGATAACGTGTTCGAGCACCCGGCGCTTCGTAACTTACCGGACGGCGATCTCAGCGGGTTGGCGCTGGCATACCAGGAAACGCGGACAAACTGTATTGGTATGGATTCCACCTGGTATCCGACGGTCGACTGGCCGTACCTCCGAATCTGGGCGGACGCGGGAGGTACGGAGACTGTCTATAAGGTGCCCCTGATCAACCATGCCACAGCGATTGGCAGCGATAGGGCGGCGACAACGCAGATTACCCTTGAAGGCACGGTGACCGCCGGCGACTACATTGAGCTTGCATGGCTGAACCAGCATTTCAATTATCAGGTAACGGCAAGCGACGATTTGAGCAGCGCGGCGGCCGAGCTCGCCGCAATCATTGGCGGCTTCTATCAAAGTGGCGCGTCCGCGGTGAGCGCCACCGCGCAGGAAACGGTCATCACCTTGACCTACCAGGGTTCGTTTGGCGGGAATGGCAATAGGGTAGGCGTCTACGGCACTGTCCATGGCGCTGGAACAGAGACGTGGAGTCCTGCTTCGGCGTTGTTCAGCGGAGGGGTTTCACCACAGAGCTGGCAGGTGAACCTGAGTTTCAGTGAACTCCAGGGATACCAGGTCAATTCCGACGGCTCGCTGACGGCGGTGTCCCAAATCCCCACCACGAACGTGCGGAAGCTGCGCTGGACCTGGGCAGCCGATGTGCAAGCGGCTTGTTTCGAGAGAACCGAATTCGCCGTGGTGGTGACGAACTGGACTGTCAGCGGAACCAATCTTACGTATAGCGTGGCCGGGCCGGGCAGCCGCCGCATTGAGGACGATTCGACGGAACTGGTGTATACGGGATCGTGGGTAGAGTCGATCGGGAATTTCTCCGGCGGTTCGATTCATTACACGACCGGGGCGCGGGATTCGGTGCAATGCCAATACACCGCCAGCGCCGCGCACACATTGTATTTGGGCACGCGGATGGCAGGCATCGTCGGAAGCGCGAACGTGCAGATCGACAGCGGAGCCCCAATCGCGCTGAACCTGGCGCTGGCGGGAGAGGACATGCTGGTGCGTGTTGCACTCGGTCGGTACGCGGCGGGAACTCATGCGGTGATGATCACCAATACGGGCGCCAGCGGCTCGTACTTTTATTTCGACTTTCTGGAACTCGCAATTCCGACAGAGACGCTGCCGAGCTTCAGGCCGACTCCAAAGACCACGGCGGCGACGGACTGGGATACCAACCACTCTCTGGCACTGGCTCCGGAGCGCACCGCGTGGTTGATCGGCACGCTGGGATTTCAAGGCAGAGCGAATCACTATGCCGGCGCGCTCTGGTTCTATGAGCTGGTGTGCCCGGCGAATCAGTATGCATCTGGAACGGTCACATTCGCAGGCGCTCCCACATTCGGCGACACTACGGAACTGGTGCTGGATGGGACCACGATCAGTCATCTGAACCTGATTGGAGACACGGCAGCGAGTATTGCGACTTGCTTCGCGCTGCTGATCAATGCGGGCTCGACGGCAGTATGGGCTGCGGCCAGCGGAACCACTCTCACGATCACGGCCCGGGCCCCCGGAAGCGCCGGGAACAGCCTGAGCCTCTCTGCCAGCACGGGAGAGTCCGCTTTTGCCGCCACTGTCAGCTCGGCGACATTGACCGGCGGGACAGACGGCAGTTGGCTGACGGACCTCACGGCCATGCCGAGGCTCAACCGGGCCGCACGAGACTGGACGACCAGCTTTCTGACAGCACTCCAGGGGTATGGGATCACACCGACCGTCTCTTTCAGCATGGAGCTCGGGAATGGCGACGACACGCCGGCCACCGGCATCGCCCAATGCTATCCCGGCGGAAGAGCAGTGTGGGTAAGTACGCCTGCACTGCAGACGAATTTCAGCCCGGCAAGTCTGGCATTCTGGCAGCAGGTATACCTCGACATGGCCAACCTTATGGCGGCGGCCGGTGTGACTCCGTACCTGCAATTCGGAGAGGTCCAGTGGTGGTATTTCGCCTCGGTCGCGGGCATGCCGTTTTACGATGCCTACACCACCAGCACGTTCCAATCGACCTATGGCAAGGCTATGGGAATTATCGCGAGTCAGAATGCCGATCCCGCACAATATCCGGACGAATGCCAGTTTCTGCCAAAACTGATTGGCACATTCACCAGCTCGATTCGGACGTTTGTGCGTCAGACACAAGCGGGAACGAAATTTGAGGTGCTGTATCCTCCGGACACTAACGATACGGCGCTAGAAGCGCTTGTCAACTTTCCGGTCAACGACTGGACGCCGGCAAACCTATCTTGCTTGAAGACGGAGAACTTTACGTATACCGGAGACAGGGACCTGAACGCCGCCCGAACATCGATCAATCTGCCGGGGATAAATGGGTTTCCGGCGGCGCAGAGCAGCCACCTGATCGGCATCAGCGACTACACGACGCCATGGCAGCGGGAATGGAGCTTGACGCTGGCGGCGGGCGATGAATCCGCGGTATTGTTTGCGCTGGACCAGTTCTGCCTCATCGGATACGGTCTGCCCATAACGCCGCCCTCTCGGCGTTCGCGGTATCTAGGCGGTTAG